TGGCGTCGGTTTCCGCCTTGATGCCAGATTTGCGCTGGTCAACAGAGGCCCGGATCTCCCGCTCCTCCTGGCTCCGCCGGTCGTCGATCGCGTCCTGCTGCTGCTGGCGCTGATCCCTGAGTGACCGCTGCAGCTCTCGCGACCGCAGCGCATAGGCGTCGCGAATCTGCCCGGCCGCCCGCTCCTCCTGATCCCGCAAGCCGTCCAGCAGGTTTTGCCGTGCCTCATCTGCCAGGGTCCGGTCTGCCGTGATCGCCCGCCGCTGAGCATCGAACCGCCGTTGCGCCGCCCGTGTCTCGGCGTTTTCCTGTGCCTGAAGCTGGCGCTCCTGTTCACCCTGCAGGTCGTCGGCTCGATCGCTCAGCAGCTGCTCCTCACGTCGGTAGCGGCGCCCCAGCGCCTTCAGTCGGGCCTCGCTCTCGCGGTCCAACACCGCCAGCCTGGCGTCCGCCTGCTCACGCACGAGCTGGGTTTGAGCGCGTTCTCCGCGCTGGACTGCATCCACCGCCCGCCGCTGAGCATCCTCCTGACGATCGGCCAATGCCTTGGATCCATCACCGGCGGCCACCATGCTGCGGCTCATCCGCTGCAGCGCCATGGCGACCGTCCCGATGTCGGTGCCGCCAAGCCTGGCCGCCTGGCTGAGCTGGCTCAGCCGCTCAACGCTGACCCCCGTCCGCTGGCTCAGTTCCAACAGCCGGTCGCCAGTCTCAATAGACCGTTGCGCCAGGGCCACCAGGCCCGCCCCGCTGAGCAGCGGCACCAAGGACAGCATGGAGCCCGCCAGGCCGCCGGCTGAGCTGGCGATCCCCTCCAGCGCCCGCGTGGTGTTGGCGCCAGAGCGCTGCAGGTTGCCCAGCGATCTGGCAACCCCCTCGATGGCCTCCTTGCCCTCCGCCTTGGCGATGATCCGCAGCAGGGCCGACATCTCAGCCATTACGGTCAGCCTCCAGGATCGTGGTCTCGATCACCCGTAAATCCTCCAACAGCTGGCGCGGATCGTCTGCTGGGTACAGGCTAAACAGCCACTCCAGCACCCGGTAGTCGAGGCCCTCGCGGCCGTTCAGGCCGATTCGCCATTGCGTCTCCATCCGCAGGAACATCAGCAGGGCCGGCCAGTTCTCCGGCCATACCCAGCAGTCTTGATCGGCTAGCAGTTCGGCTGGCAGCTCAATGCCATGCGCCGCAGCATCATCCGCCAGCTTGTTGCGGCCGCCGCTTAGCCAATGCCTCGCGGCCTCTTGGAGGTTGGCTTTTTTGCGGCACTGCCCTGCAGGCTGGCTGACCATGCATTAATCACTGCAGCAGCCACGGTTTCAACCTCAAGCACCCGCTCCTTAGTTGCTGGCGTACAAGGTATTTCGTTACCATCATCATCAAGAATATTGTCCCATCCTATTAAGATTTCTCCAGCAATAAACTTAGGCGTCAAAACTGCCAGCTCTTCGTCAAGCTCAATCCCAGCCTTCAGTTCTTCGGCCCTTCTAGTGTACGCCTGCGTAAGATACTCAACTCGCTCCTGGCCAAGCCTGGCAAAATGACCGTCGAAACTTTGCTTCTCCCAAGCACCGCCATCGGTTGGCACTTCAAACTCAACCGGCCACTTGTAATAGGGCTTCTTGTCTAGCTTGAATGCCATGGTTGTGTTGAGGGTAAAGGCAGTCTAGGTGCTCCAGGCCTGGCGGAACCAGCCGCTATCAGGTGGGGCGATGATCAGTGGCAGAGGGGAGAGTGCTGATATGGATTGCCCGAAGTCAATGTACAAAAATGGCTTAGCCCCTGTGGTTCCGTTTGCATAGATCAAGGCGTGCCTTGCGGTTAGCGTTGTCCCCGATGAAGGATACCAAAGTATGGGGTTGCTTTTGAAAGCTATGCCAGTGGTGTTGTATGAGGCAAAGGTTACAGCGTCAACAGTTTTCGCGTTTTGCGTATAGCCTGCTCCTGTCGCGACTTGTGTAGCGCCAGTCTCTGCTGCTGATTTGGTGGTGTGGGTTCCGTTGAATGTGAAGCTTGTGTATAAATTAACCCTGAAATCTGGCGTAGCAGATGACCGCCAGGTGCCAGCCCACGCTTCAGCTATGACGTGATCGTATCGATAGGCGGTAAAGACTGTCATGTGAACACCAGTGTCAGTTCATCATTCCCTGCCGTGCTTGGGACCAGCCCTACAGGGACGTCTATCATCGTAATGTTGTCCATGTCCGTATAAGTGGGTGCCCCAAAGTTGCAGCGTGCGGTTACTGCGCAGCTGCCGCCAGCGCTGTCAGCATGGCTAAAGCTAACCGTGCCGATAGCGCTAGTGGTTGCAGCCGTGAAAGTGTTGTAGGCTGACAGGGATGGTGATTCAATCACGATCTTGCCGTTAGCCTGGCGGTCGTTAATTCGCACTTGCTTAGTACAACCAACCAGCTCCCTGTAGTTGATGCTGTTGTTCAGGTTAAAATCAAACTCGCTTAAACAAGCTCCGTTCCAGCTATTGATAAGCAGATTGGTAGTGTTTGCGTTGTTGACATGTAACGGGTCAACATGATTTCCGAACGTTGCGGACGGCAGCGCTGTATCCGTTGGCGCTGCATAAATGCCGGTCATGTTAAACATGACGCGAAAGAACTCGCCCACCTTGCCCATAAGCTGAGCCGAGCCTCTACAGCCTGTTGCTAGGTGTTTTTGTCCGTCCATTCGTACATCCATGGTTAGACCGGCGATGTCGGCATTATCTGTTTTCAGGTTATACGTGACACTGGTACTTGCTACCACAGTCTCACCAAACCCACAAGCTTGCAGCAACCTGCCCCATTTAGGCGCCGTGCCGGCTACACCACTACCAGCAACATCAACCGAGAAGCTGAACTGTACTTTTTGGTTGATCAGGAACTTGCGCCGCGTGCCGAAGTGCGGCTGGATCGTGCTGCGCTCCAACTCGTCCGCATCGAGTGGAGTGATCTGCAGATCATCGTTCACCATGATTGCAGCCGTGCCGCCAGGGTTGGCACTGGTCCCGTAGGGGCTTTCGATGGCTGCCAGGAGCAGCCGTTTGCTGTACTGTCCCATTCCGCTCTAGGTGTGTTGGTATCAGGCTAGGGATTCTGGGGCTGTTCGATATTGAACAATCCAGTCCTGAACCACCCAGCAGCTGGTCAGATCACCTTTCTCCACTTGCCAATCAGTTGGCCCTGGCGTGATGTCCACAGCCAGCCCACCGATGGTGCGGTCGGCCATCAGGGTGGCGTGGATGGCCGCCAGGATCGGATCTGCCAGTCGATCTGGGATTGCCCCCCTGGTGTTCACCGCAACCTGAATGGTCAGGGTGTTGTCGACCCGGCAGGTGCTGACCTGGGGAGTTGACGGGACGTTGCGGGCTGACACCGTGACCGTTGCCGGAGTCTCAGCCCGAGAGATCGCCTCAGCGCGGCTGCGCCAGTGGCTCGCGCCTGGCACGGTGGCCACCGTGGCGGCTACGGCGGCGACGATTTGTTCGCGCTTGGTGTAGGTCATTCAGGGCTGTACGGAGTCCCGTCTTGGTTGAATTGCGGTAAAATCGGGCCGACGAAATAGGGGCCAACCATCAAATCTTGGCAAACCCTGGTAGCAGCCTCTATGGCCGCTTGCTGAACGACCATTTGAGCGGTGACAGTTGTGCTAAGTCTTGCCGATTCAGCAATCGATGTAGCAGTGATTCCGGGAACCAGGTTTTCGGGGATTGTGATTGTGAAGTTCATTTGATTGAGGATTGAGTTAATTAGCGATAACAGTCCATTGGGAGCCATTACAAAAGACCTTGGCAATGGCAGACCCACCGCCAACAACGGCTGATCCAATCGTTGGTGAGCTCGCATCGCTGACCACGGCTTCCGCACGCCTCAGTGTGGCGCTGGCTGCTGGTAGCTGAGCAACGGTGATCTCACGGCCAAACTGGAAGAACCCCCGCAGATTACAAACAACGACATTACCAGCGACGCCAGTTCCATACCCTATTCCACCGTTTATCGTTACGACCCCACCATTGGCGGTGTTTGTGGCGTTAGTGAAGGCATCCCCGCCGAGCAGGGCGAGCGGGGATCCTGTTGCGTTAGTTGGTGTTGCAGTTGGAGCAGTTCCTCTAGCTAGTGCCCGCAATTCCAAGCCAGAATTCTGCTCATCCTGGCCACCCCGGCTACCGCCTTCAATGATTTGATTAGTAACACCAGCGCCACCCTGGCGACGCATGACCAGCGTGTAAGCTGTTAATGAGCTTTCATTATTAGACGTAAAGAGTGGAGCGTTTGTCGATGTTGACGTGACATACGGAACGGAAACAGCGTTCATACCTGTAAAGGCAAAAACAGACGTGCTGTTTAGGCAGACTATGCGGGGATCATTGCCGCTACCTTGCTTGTCAAAATAAAAATCGCCCCGGCCGCCTGTGATGTTGATATGTGTTCGGTTGTTTGCCAGATCAATGCCAAATCTCAGCGATCCATTCTGGTGAACCGCAATAGGCCATCCAGTAAACCCTGACGGGCAGTTAATGCCAAGCGCACTACCAGCAGTTGACCAGCCGTTGCTTGTAGTTCCCGCAGGCTCAATCAGAACCGCAGGCTTAGTAGTAGTGCTCGTTCCCCCGCTAGATGAAAAGGCTCCCGACAGCAAAAGCGCCGAGGAGCTCAGCGCATTGGCAACCGTAGATGTAAATCTGGCGCCTAGGGTTAAGTTCCCAGATCCATCCACAGAGCTACCGGTTACAGCGCCAAATGTGGTGGAGTTGAGGCGATACTGCAGCTCGGTAGTAGTACCGCCAGGCGATCCGCCGCCACTGCCGCCCGGCAGGTTGGTCAGCTGGGAACCGTCAACGGCTGGGAGGCGTGCGCTGCCGTCCAGGGCCACCACGTTCCCCGCTGCCGTGCCCGTGTTCAGGGCCGCAGCGGTCCCCAGGGTTGGGCGTCCAGACAGATCTGTGTAAACGCCGCTGGTGGCCACACTGGCGAGGCCTGTGATGGTGCTGGCTGACTGGTTGTGGCTGGCCGTGGCGTAGGCAGTGGCATCCGTGGTTGCCGCCGTCCCCAGCTCCAGCACCGTGCGACCTGCCGCTGGGCTTGCAGCCCCCGCCAGGGATCGCCCCGTGGCCCCACTGATCGACTGCCACCATGCCGCCGCCGCCTGCCAGACGCGCTCCACCGTCCAGGCCCGTCGCGTCGTCTCGGTGCCAGCCTGCGCCGCGGCCTGCGTGACCGTGGCGGCTGACCACTCGCGGGCATCGGTCAGGCGGCTGTCGGTTGGCTGGATCGCCGTTGCCGCCAGTCCTGCCGCCGCGTCCCAGCTGGCCTGGCTGGCCGTGGTGGGCAGGCTGTAGCCGGTGGCAAACGACAGCGTGATCGAGGCCGTTCCCGATCCGGTGACGCTGAATCCCGTTGGCGCCGCGAACGTCGGATAGCCGCCGGGGCCGGTGCCGCCCGCTGCGTCGATGGTCGTGTCTGTGATCGTCAGGCCCGAGCCAAGCGTCAGGTAACGCAGCCGCCCGGCGGAGTGATCCCAGAACACCAGCCGATCGGCACCCGCTCCGGGGTCGTCAGCCGTCAGCTGCTGTCCCGTCAGCCCCAGCACGTCGGCCACGGTGGCGCCGAGGGTTACAGACGTGTGATCGACTGCCGCCAGGTGAGCAGTGATGGCAGCTGCTGCGGTGCCGGTGGCGTCGGCGCCAACATCACCAGCCGTCAGGGCCTGATTGATCCACAGGCCACTAGAGGCACGGCGCAGCACCTGCCCCGTGGTGGCGCTGCTGATCAGAACATCATGCAGCTCATCAAGCTCCTGGCCGTTGTCGACCTTGACGTAGAGGATCCCTGATGTTCCCGCGCCCGCCTTGACGCACCACCCCAGGACCACCCCATGGGCTGGCTGCGTGGGCCTGGTACTGGTGAGCTGGCCAGTGGTTTCGCTGAGGAACACCAGCCCGCCCTCTGTCAGGCCGGATGTGTTGACGCCAGTGAGCGGGCCTTCGGTAACAACGTAGCCGTCGGAATTGCTGGAGATCGCCTCCACTGTCAGGCCCATGGTATTGGCTGCCGTTGCTTCGACAGAGGCGTCAGCCGGCGCAATGGTTTTAGTTGTTCCGCTGCTGCCAGTCACGTAGACCGGCACGCCTTTGACTATCGCGCTTCCGGTGTTATTTCGGACTGGTGCTACAGTTAGAGTAGCGCGGTCAACGGTTATAGAATCTAGCTTTGCTTGGTTGGCGGCAGATAGCAAGCCAGCCGCCAGCGTGGTGGCCTCCGGTAGCGTTACGTCTGCGCCAGTGCTGCTACCTAGGAGGCGTGTCGCTGGATCGTAAGTGAGGTTTGTAGGAGGTGCTAAGTTTGCAATGTTTTGAGTAGTTGCATCGACAGTATTCGCACCCTGATCCATTGGCACACGTTCCGTGCCAGTTAGTGGTGTTGTTGCGTTAGGCAGCCCTGTAATAGTGGTAGTCATTGCGCAACCAAGGGAATCCCGGAAAGTGTTGTAATTTGGAGGCCTGACAGGGTGGTGATAAA